TAGAAAAAGTCCTTCTCACGGATATAAAATCAAATCCTGACAATCCCAGGACGATTTCGCAGGCGGATCTGGACCGATTATCAAAATCCCTGCAGGATTTCCCTGAAATGATGGAATTGCGGGAAGTTGTGGTGGATGAGGGCATGACGATTTTGGGCGGGAACATGCGATTCCGGAGTTTACAACAGATTGGCGCGACTGAGTGTATTGCCAAGATTGTGACGGGGTTGACGGATGAACAGAAGCGTGAATTCATAATCAAGGATAACGGTGAGAACTGGGGGTCGTGGGATTTCGATGCGTTATCGGCGTGGGACGATTTGCCTTTGGTGGATTGGGGTATCAAGATGAACAAATTTGAGACTGATGATCCAGAAAAGGAATGGGAAGGGATGCCGGAATTTGACCAGGAAGATGAAGGAGTCTACCAGACAATTCATGTTCATTTTGCAACTGATAAGGATGTTCAAGATTTTGCAAGATTGATGAACCAGACATTAACTGAAAAAACAAAAAGTATTTGGTTTCCAGAATCAAAACGGGAAGACCTAACAAAATACAAGTGTGAAGATGAATCCTGAATATCCGATATTTATACCAACAAAGGGGAGGAGTAAAACACCTCACACAATAAAAGCATTGAGCCGTATCAATGTCCCATTCAAGATAGTGGTTGAAAAGCAAGAATATAAGCAATATTCAGGGATCATTGATAAGAAAAGCATCATTGTTGTCCCACACCAAGATAAAGGGCTGACAGAAACAAGGAATTGGATATGGGATTATGTAAAAGATGAATTGAAGGCACCTTATTTCTGGACGATGGATGACAATATCAGGACGTTCTACCGCTTAAATAAAAACATGAAATATAGGGTATCATCTGGGACATTTCTAAGATCAATGGAAGACTTTACCCAAAGATATGAAAATGTTTATGTGTCTGGGATGCAATATGAGATGTTCGTTCCAAGAAAAAGGAAAGCACCACCGTTTCTATTGAATACTAGAATTTATTCAAATATGCTGATTAAAACAGATATACCATACCGGAATGAATGTTTTTATAATGATGATACAGATTTATGTCTAAGAATCCTGAAAGATGGATATTGCACATTGTTATTCCAAGCATTTTTGGCAGACAAGATTGCGACAATGCAAGTTAAAGGTGGCATGACAGATTATTATGAAAAGACAAACCACCGCAAAGAGTTTGCTGAAGAGTTGATACGAAAACATCCTGATGTAGCAAAGTTGACATGGAAGTTTAATAGGTGGCATCATCAAGTTGATTATAGATCGTTCAAAAGGAACAGGTTAATCAAGAAACAAGGGGTTGTTATTCCAGAAGGTATAAACAATTATGGGATGTCTTTGGTAAAGAAATGACAAATAAAAAAGCCCGCTAAACAAGCGGGCCATGTTCTTTGACAATTGCATTATTCGTATTTTCGTATCCCGATCTTTATGATATACGCGAGGAAATTAGACAGGGACCGACCCTGATCGTCTGCGAGTTCCTTGCATTGGTCAACCAGGGGTGTCGGTAAGCTGATATTGATTTGTTTTGTGTTGCCTGCTCGTGCCATTTTGTTTCTCCTTTCCCGGATTGCTCCGGGGGTTGTTCGGGGTTAGCTCAATTCAAAGTACACAATTATTTGTCCATCAAATAGTGCATCCGATGTCCCACCGTTTGCGGTACTGCTTTCGATATAGTGTCCGGTTGTTTCTACTAGATTTTCCATGGTTTCGCCCCAGCTTATAGAAATGCCTTCGGTCTCAAGCATTTCGTGCAGCGCCCGAGTGTCATCGGAAATCATTAGGATGTCAGAAGATTTTATAAACATGGCGCTGATAAGTTCTATTGAATTTTTGCCATTTTTGCTGATTAGCTGTATCATTTTATTTCTCCTTGCCCCTTGCGGGGGTGTGCGGGGTTAACTGAGTTCGTCAATCTCGGCTGCCTTTTCAGAATCCGACATCCTCGGCATGGTAAGGTCCAGGGCAACCTGGTATTCTGCTGGGGCCAGATCGTGCTGTTCGGCCATGGTTTGCAGCTCTCGGCGTATTTCGATTGCGTAGTTGTGTTTTTGGACATCCACATTCATAAACGTGGTACGTGCAGACTCGATTTTATTAATGGCTTCTTGTGCTTTCATGGTGTTTCTCCTTTGCCCCTTGCGGGGCGGTTGGGGGGTTATTCGGAATAAAGGACTTCTTCAACCAGCATGATTTTTGTTGATTCGTCCATGGCGGAGTTAATCCCGAATCCGAGGTAGGACCCGATGTAGACATAGCCGTTTGCTTCTCCGTCGTACTCGTAAATGTTTTCGTAAGCATTATCGAATCTGAATTTTTCCATTTTGTTTTCTCCCGTTCGGATTTGCGTTAACGTTATATACAATATAATGCCTTTGTGATCGTTTGTCAAGTAAAAAGATACAATTAAATTAAAATAAATACAATAAGGAGGTATAACCATGAGCGCGGGCGGATATCGGCCAAATGCCGGAAGGCCAAAGGGATCCAAAGACGGTAAGCCACGAAAGGGCAGCAAAAAGTCAAGTGTGAAATCCAAACCGATTGAGCCGAGTGAAAAGCAAAAGCTCAGGAAGATGCTTGAATTCGATAAAAAGGCAAAGGCTCAGTTTTATCAAGAGTTCCTTGTCCGGGTAAGCCAGGGGGAAACGCTGACGTTATCGGAAAAGAAGTTAATGACCAAGCTCGCTGCGGATTTGGAAAAGGACCTGGTAGAGGATGATGAACAGGGGAAATTCAAGGTTGCGGATGTCAACCTTGACGATCCGGATGCGAAATCATTCCTTGAGAACCTGCTCATGGCGCCGGAAAGTGAGGTGGACAGGAAAACAAAGATCCAGATATGCAATATCTTGTTGCCGTTCCAGCATGCTCGCAAGGGTGAAGGCCAGGGCAAGAAAGCGGATTTGGCGGATAGGGCAAAGGCCGCAGGGTCCGGACGATTCGCTCCGAGTAAACCGCCTAAACTGGAAAGGATTAAATGACAGCGCCTACGTGGACGACACAGTGCCTGGGTTGGGAAGAAAGAGTAATGGATGGGAGGCCGCTTATCCCATTCCCGCCATTATTTCCAGATGAGGCTGAGGCAGGTCTTTCAGTTCTAAAAGAACTGATACTCATGGATGTTTTAGGTCACCCAACAATGGGCGAAGCTGCTAGGCCATGGTTAATAGATTTTGCAGGGTCTATTTTCGGGGCATATGATGAAAAAGCAGGTAGACGGCTTATATCCGAGTTTTTCTTATTGGTATCAAAGAAGAACTCAAAAAGCACCACGGCTGCTTCGATTATGCTATCCAGTCTATTGAGAAATTGGCGGGATAGTGCGGAATTCTTGATCCTTGCCCCGACAATCGAAATCGCAAATAATTCATATTACCCGGCTCGGGACATGGTGAAAGCAGATGATGAACTTTCTGATCTGCTACATGTACAAGAGCATATAAGGACAATCACGCATAGAAACACAGGGGCCACGTTAAAGGTCATTGCTGCGGATAGTGAATCTGTGGGAGGGAAAAAAGCAACGGGGATATTGTTGGATGAGTGCTGGTTATTTGGGAAGCGCAACAATGCTGAAAACATGCTCCGTGAGGCGTGCGGCGGTCTGGCTTCGAGGCCGGAAGGTTTTGTCATTTGGCTGTCAACCCAAAGTGACGAAACGCCTGCCGGGATATTCAAGCAAAAACTTGACTATGCCCGGGGGGTCCGGGACGGCTTGATTGACGATCCTCAATTTCTACCAGTCCTGTATGAGTTTCCCAAACACATCCTTGACGCTAAAAAACATCTTAATCCCAAGTATTTTTACGTCACAAATCCAAACCTATCTGCCAGCGTTGATGAAGAGTTCCTAAAGCGGGAATATCGTAAGGCTGAAAATGCCGGGCATGAATCAATGCAAGGGTTCCTGGCGAAGCACCTGAATGTCGAAATGGGACTGTCACTTAAACATCAAAGGTGGGCAGGGGCAGACTTCTGGGAAGATGCTTCGGGCCAGGTCACACTTGATATGATCCTTGAACAGTCCGAGGTGGTGGTTATCGGGATTGACGGGGGTGGTCTTGACGATTTATTGGGTCTTGCGGTCATTGGTAGGCACGCTGAGACACGGAATTGGATGCTTTGGACGCGGGCATGGATGCACCCGATAGCCATGGAGCGACGAAAGAGTGAAGCCTCCAAATACAGGGACTTCCAAAAAGATGGGGATCTGATCATAGTGGATGAGATCGGCCAGGACGTTGACCAGGTGGGTGATATCATAATGAGATGCGAGGACTCAGGATTGCTTGACAGGATCGGGGTTGACCCTGTTGGGATCGGGGATATCGTTGATGAGGCGGAAGCCAGGGGCATTGAACATGACAGG